CAGGCGGCTATTGACGAGGCCTACCGCGATCACGAGCAGTACACCGCCGAAGAGCTGCAGACGCTGGCAGAACGGTATCAGGCGCCGGCCATCGCCAATGAAATCAAGCCGATTGTTGACTACTACATCGGCATCGAGCGCCGCATGCGCGTCGAAGGCAAGGCATTGCCACGCGAGGAGGGCGACCGCATTCCAGCGCGTGCGAAGACGTCGCTGCTCAAGTTCTTGGCTGATGCCAACAACGAGCCGATGCACCGCTCAATGGCATTCAAGGAGATGGTTACGACGGGCCTGTCGTGGCTGTACTGCGGAGCCCGTTCAGAGAATGAGGACGGCGAGGCGGTTAAGGTCTGCCACGAGTCGTGGCGCAACGTCATCTACGACAGCCACCACCAGAACCCGGATTACACCGACGCACGTTACTGGTTCCGCGATCGGTTCGTAGATACCGACGTCGCCGAACTGCATTTCAGCGACCGCAAGGCGTTCCTCGAAACCCAGATGATCAACGGCGCGCAAACCGCCGAAGACGAGCGCAACGCGTCGCCCCTGTTCTATCTCGGACAGCGCCTGAGCGACCGCTACGCAACGGAAAGCGCAATGGCGCGGCATGCGTACGGCCAGTTCACTGGGCTGGTTCCGGATGCCGGCCGTCGCCGGACCCGCGTTACAGAAGCCTGGTGGAAGCAACCGACCGAGATTTTGCGCGTTACGACTCCGGGACAGTTCTTCGGTTTGCGCATTGACACCCAAGACGAGCATTTCCAGTGGCTGCTGAACAAGGCCGGCGTTAAGTATGACAGGACATGGCGCATGGTGCCGTGGGTGGCGATCATGACAGACGCTGGTTTTTTGTCCAAACAAGTCTCGCCGTACCAGCACAACCGATTCCCAGCCGTGCCGATGGCATGCTTCCGCAAGTCAAGTGACGGCACCTATTACGGCGTTGTGCGCGGCATCCGTGACCAGCAAGACATGATCAACAAGCGCCGCAGCAAGGCCGTGTTCCTGATGGCGTCGAATCAGGTCATCATGGACAAAGGCGCAATGTCGCCGGATGAGCTGCGCGTACTCAGGCAGCAGATAGCGCAACCGAATGGCGTCATTGAGGTGCCGCGCGCCTTGCAACGATTCGAGATTCGCCGCGATGTGGCGCTGGCGGTCGAGCTTGAACGTGCGGCGGTGCAGGACAAGGCCTACATGCGCGAAGTGTCTGGCGCATCGACCGAAGCGCTTGGCATGCAGTCGAACGCCACCAGCGGCAAAGCCGTCATCGCTCGCCAGAATCAATCAACCATCGTCAGCGCCGAGATTTACGACAACTACGGTTTCGCGCTACGGCTAGCCGGAGAACTGAACTTGGCCAACGCCGAGCAGTTCATGCCGGAAGAGCGCATGATCCGCGTGCTCAATGACCGTGGCGTCGAGCAGTTCACTCAAATCAATGGCGTCGACGAACAAGGCAACCCGGTCAACCCGATCACGGAGAGCCGCGCCGATTTCCACCTGAGCATCGAGGACTTCCGCGAATCTGCGCGTCGCGCGGCATCGGAAGAACTGATGGAGCTGCTGTCCAAGCTGGCGCCGGTTGATCCGCAACTGGTTCGCGCCGTGCTGGACCTGTACGTCGATTCGTCAGATTCGCCGTATGCAGAACAGATCGCCAAACGCATACGTTCCATTACCGGCCAGCGAGACGAGGATGCCGTACCGACACCGGAAGAGCAGCAGCAACTTCAGGCGCAGCAGCAAGCCCAGGCGGAAAAAGACGCCTTGGCGAAACGCGGAGCCGAGGCCGAAGTAGCCGCGAAGGAACTGGCGGCAGAAAAGTTGCGTGCCGACATCAAGGCAGCGGAAGCCCAAGGCACGAAGTGGAGCGCCGAACAACTGCTGACCGCGATTAAGGCGATCAACGAGGCCGTGACTGGCGGTCAACTGGTGCTGGCCAGCCCAGCAGCCGCGAAAGTAGGGGCCGAACTTCTTGCCGGTGCCGATGTGCCGGGCGGCAATCAGACGCCCACCGTTCCAACCAACCTACCAGCGCAGCCGGAGCCCATACCACAGGTGCCGTTAAATGAAGCTGCACCGATGACCCAACCACAGGAGATACCCAATGCAAGTTGATCGTGCAACCGTTGACGCCAATATGGCGCGCATCCATGCCTCACTAAGCCCGGCCGAGCTTGAGGCGCTGGCCGAAGCAGGCGACGAGGTTTACTCTGTCTCGTCTGCATCGCCCGACAACGTCGAAGCAGCGCCACCGGTCAAAAGCGCCGAAACTATTGCCGCAGAAGAGGTTGCGACAGACGCCGCGGCTGCCGGCGCGAAAGCCGCAGACACGGAACCACAGGCGGGAACCGCCGAAGCCAAGCCTGCTGCGGAAACATCTGGTGTCGTCGAGGCGCCAACCACTGCGGCATTTGTGACCATCAAGCAGGAAGACGTGGACAAAGCGTCCAGTGACATCGATGCCGCAAAGCAGGTCATTGCCAGCGTCGACGCCGAAAAGGCTGAACTCCGCAAGAAACTTGATGCCGGCGAATTGTCGTCAACCGAATACGTCGACGGCTTGGATGCGATTGCCGCGAAGCGTGATGCCGCGCGAGACAACATCAGCAAAGCCGAACGTCTGATCGAGCGCCACAGCGACCAGGTCGAAATGCGCAACCAGGCCATGCAGCGGGACTTCGACAATGCCTACAAGGCATTCACGTCTGAGGCAGAGCACAAACTATACGCCGACAGCAAGATGGCCGAAGGCCTGTTCCGGCAAGCCGTTGGGCAAGTCGGCCGCGAGCTTGTCGAGAAGAAGGAAGAATGGACGGCACGGCAGATTTTCGCCGAGGCGCATGCCCGTATAGCGAAAGAGATGCCGGCATTGTTCGCCAAGCCAGCGCCAGCAGCGGCACCAGCAGCAGCGCCGACAAAAGAGGCCCGTCCGACCGGCACGCCGAAACCTCCTGTATCTATCGCGGCAATGCCAGCGGCAAGCTCGCCTGCCGTCACCGGCAAGTTTGCGCACTTGGAAGGCATGACCGTTGGACAGCTTGAGAACGCCTTGGCGCGGATGTCTGTTGCAGACCGCGAAGAGTACGAAGCGCTGGTGTAGCACGCTGTTACTTGTTGCAGCGAAAAAGAATGGCGAGACTCTCTACTGTCTTACGTGTCGGTGAATCTATCGGCATCGGCCCGGATGTTCGGGTGACGCTCGAAAGCAAGGACGGCCAACGCGCCAAACTCGTGATCGACGCACCGCAGGATGTTCGGGTCACGTTTCCAAAGCGCGTCGGCGCAGCGGAAATGGCCGTCAAATTCGCGGAGGCACGAGGAACCTAGTAGAGCGCGCATGAGTGCGTTCTGTTCATCCAAATGAATGGAGCACTCAAATGTCTCGCACCATTGTCGGGTTGAATGACCCGAAAGCAGTTAAGAAATATTCTGCGTTCCTGGCGGTTGATACCGCCGTCAAGTCCTACTGGGACTCCACCATGACCGGCGTCGGCGAAAACGCACACACGCCGGTACAAATGCTGACCGACCTGTCAAAGCAGCGCGGCGACAGCATGAGCTTTGACCTCGTGATGCAGCTTCGGCAGATGTACACCGAGGGCGACGACACGATGGCCGGCAACGAAGAGGAAATCCGCTACTACTCGGATTCGCTTCTGGTCAACCAGATGCGTCACGGCATGAACAGCGGCGGCAAGATGAGCCAACAGCGCACGATTCACGATCTGCGCAAGACTGGCCGTCAACGCGTGTCGGACTACATCGCCCGCGTCAAGGACGAGCTGCACTTTGTGTACGCGTCGGGCGCTCGCGGCGTCAATGCTGATTACATCCTGCCGCCCAGCTTCACGTCGTTCGCTGGCAATGCGTTGTCTCCGGTCAACTCGGCGACCGATCCCGAGCACATCATGTGGGGCGGTGCCGCGACCGGCTCGGCTGGCATCTTGGGTACGTCGCAGCAATTCGACGTAGACCTGTTGAACCGTATCTACGCTCGCGCGAATACGGTTGGCGGTGGCGTGCAGTCGATCCCGTCACTGGAGCCCTGCAAGATCAACGGCGAAGACCATCACGTCGTCCTGATGCACACGTATCAAGACTACGCGCTGCGCAATCAGACCGGCGTCGGTGGCTGGGCGGACGTGCAGAAAACGTTGGTCATGAAGATGGGCACCGACTCGCCTCTCTACAACGGCTCGCAGGGCGTGTGGAACGGCCTGATCCTGAAGAAGCACCGCAAGGTTGTGCGCTTCAGCAACTACGGCGGCGGCGCAGTAAGCGCAGCTCGCGCGCTGGTACTCGGCCGTCAGGCGCTGGTTTGTGCTTATGCGGGCGAGGGCTCGGACAGCAAGTACCAGTTCTGGGAAGACACCGAAGACCGCGGGAACATCTACGTCGCCGGCTTCGAGTCGATCTTCGGCGTGAAGAAAACCCAGTTCACCATCGACGGTGTGGCACGTGACTTCGGCGTAATTGCCGTTGACACGTACATCCCGGCCAGCATCTAAGGAGCCGACAACATGGCAAACAGCAATTCCGATTTCGCTCGTCAGGTTGGCCGCAAGGCCGTACCGGATGCGTTCGACCAGTGCGGCGGCACCGCGATCTACACGTTCACGCGTGGCAGCGAATCGTTCGCCGCCAACGATACCGTCAACATGGGGCCGCTTCCGGGAGGCATGGTGCCGACTGGTGTTGCGCTGGCATTCATCCGCACCGGTACCGATGCCACACTGGTTGCTCAGGTTGGCATCATGAATGCCGCATTGACTGACCTGGATGTGACCGCTGCTTCTGGTGGCGCATCGTGGGGATCGACGGCGGCGACTGATTCGTCACGTGTTGTCAACGGCCCGGCGTTCAACCAGCCGAATGCCGCCTTCTACAACGTGCAGAAGTCCGACTCGCCGCGTGACATCGGCATCAAGTTCACTGGTGCCGCCGCCACGCCGGCAAACATCACCAAGATTGTCTTGGCGATTGAGTTCAAGCCGGCATCTTCGGCTAACACGTAACCGTAGGCTGACTCTCACAGCCGCACAAAAGAGGGGCCACTCGCGCCCCTCTTTTTTCACCACAAACAGGAGACTCGGGAATGAAGATTGAACTGATTGCAAAACATGCCGCAGGCCAGCCGATCACGGTCGTCTGCGAGTCCACGGGGCGCCGGGCAAACTACGATTTCGTCGACGACGGCAACGGCCGCCGTATTGCTGACGTCACCGAGAAGGGCCACATCGCACGTATGTTGCAGTCTCCTGACGTGTGGGTTGTCTACGATCCTGACGCCAACCCGAATGAACCCAAGGGCACCAAGGAAGCGTCGCCTGCTGGCATCGGCACCGAACCGCCTCCTCCGCCTGCTGGCGATAGCAAGACTGTCGGCGACATGACCGACGAAGAACTGCGCGAGTACGCAAAGGCGAAGTATGACCGCAAGTTCCATCCGTCTGCCAAGCGCGACACCATGCTCGCTGAGATCGCGAACCTGGGCGGCTAATTCCGATGGCTCGTCTCGTCTCCGACATCATCAACGCCGCTCGTCACGATACCAACGACGAGGCTGCCGGCGCCTATCGGGTGTCTGACTTGAAGATGCTCGGCTTTGCGCAGGATGGCTACGACGAGGCGATCTCCGTGCGACCTGACTTGTTGCTTGGTAAGTTCAACTCGGCGCCGGTGTCGCTGACGACTGGCACCGAGATTCCATTCACCGGGCGCGACGCGATCGCGCTCACGTACTACGTCACGGCGCGTGCCGAGATGGCTGACGACGAAAACGTGAACTCGAACCGCATGTCACAAGCGCTGACGCAGTTCCGCAACATGCTGCTGGGTGGCTGACATGGCGGGTAACGTGCAATGGGCCGAAATGCTTGATCTGATCATGATCGAGCTGCCGCAGTGCCCGAAGGCTGTGGCCATGCAGTGCGCCAAGCTGGCGGCGATCGCGTTCTGCGCGGATTCCGGCATCTGGTTGCACTATCCCGATGCTGCCGATGTCGAGGCCGGTAGCCGTGACGTCAGCATTGACCCGCCGGCTGGCGCGCGTATTGCGACCGCGTTGTCGGTCAAGCTGAACGGCGCCGATCTCGAGCCGACATCAATCCAAGACCTGACGGCGCTGTACACAAACTGGCAGAGCAAGACCGGAACGCCGACGCGGTACTGGATTGACGAGAACGACATCGTAAAACTGTGGCCGACGCCGTCAACGGCAATGACAGGCGCGCTGGTTGTGGTGGCTACGGCAGCACCGAAGCTGAACTCCGATGCAATGCCGGCGTGGATTTGGGAGGCGTGGCACGTCGCCATCAGCAAGAAGGCCAAGGCTATTGCGTTCGCCATGCCGAAAAA